TTGTTTCGCATATTCTTCTAGTGGCACACCTAATTTTTTAGCGATTGTAACTTGTGAGGGTGTGAGTCTCACTGTTTTGCGACCCGGGTTTACACTTCGCTTCGCTGAAGCTACTGTTTGTGTCGGCTTGGTCGTCACCTTATCTTCACTTTTAGCAAATTTATGTGGAAAGTCAATACGCATTCTTCTATCAATCTCCGCATAATATTCATCAGTGGAGGGGTCCATACCCTCTTCTTTAGTTAGTTTGTCGTGCAAATCAAACGCTGTATAAGTCATAGCGCTGTCTGTACCAAACCAAAGATTCTTTTCTGCCCATTCATTAGCTCTTGGATCTGATGGTGCAGTTTGAGGTTTTATAGCGTCTTCAAGAGTCGGCTGCTTAACTGGTTTTTGTTTGCTTTCAGCTTCAACTTTTTTCTTCATCATTTCAACTCTAGCTTCTTCTAAACCCAATCTTGCTATTTCTTTTTGTGCTTGGATTTCAGCTGTTAAATCTCCAGCTTCTCTTGCTTTTGCAAGTTTAGCCGCCGCTGCCTCTAAACCAGAAGTAACTCTATTTTCCATAGCAGACATATAGCTTGGTTCCATAGTCGTTAATTTAGTTTTAGTTTTATCAGCTTCTGCTTTAACTCCTTTTGCGTACTCTAAAGCAGCTTCTTTTTGTCTTTCTGCTTCACGCATTTTTTTAGTTAGTTTAGCAATTCTTCTTTTAACGCCTTCGCTGTAATCTTCTAATTCTTTCTTATCCTCAACACTTTTATCTTCTTGAACTTTGTCTTCTTTAACAGGCTCTTCTGTTTTTTGTTCTGGTTGTTGCTCAGGCTCTTTAATATCTTCTTTAACTTCCTCAACAATAACTTTATTCGAATCTGAAGGCTCTTCATTTTGAACCTCCTCTTGTTTTTTCTCTTCTGGTAAAGTCACATCTACTTCAGGTCCTGAATTATCTATGTCTACCATTTCGTTTGTTTCGTATTTTCTAGTTTCTGGCATAGTTTCTCCTTATTGATTATATGTGGTGAAGAACAGATTCAGGATTTTCTATGGTTCCTAAAACTTCATCATCGTTTAATAAACGGACTTCTCCACCTTCGATGGGTAATCTTGATCCTGCGTATCTTGCAAAAATAACCCATTGTCCTTTTTTGCACCACGGTCCTGTTGGAAATTTTTCTTTATCGTGATAGGCCAACGGTCCCATCTTTATTACATAACCACAATTTGTAGCTATTCGTAATTTTTCTAGTGATTCTTGCGCAATAATTATTCCACCTTTAGTTTTTTCTTTTGGTGTAAAAGGTAAAACTAAAAGTCTCCAGCCACTTGGCTCAGGCAACTGGTCTGTAACAGCTTTTATACTATCTGGATTTAAAGGTTCTTTTTCTTCTTGTGATTTGTATTTTTCCTCCAAAGCGTTTTTATGCTTTGGTATTTCCTTTTCCGATGTCGATAACATTTCCTTGCTCATCTTTTTGCTCCTTATTTTCTAGCAGGTTAGAGATTTCCTGTAACAAGTACTGATATGTACGTGCCTGTCCTAACATATATTGATATTTTTCCATATTGTCAACCCCACCTGTAATCATAGTATCCCCAACAGCTTGAAGTCTATCTTTTAATATTTTTTGTATTTTTGATACAATTACTAATCCGTCCATCTTTCTATCACCTTTATTTTTTCTTCCGCATCTACAATAACTTGTAGAAGTTTATCCATTTCATCCAAGTGTTGTGGATGTTCACCTATGCCCACGGAGTTTCTAACATAGATATTTAACGTAGCAACGGATTCTGCAATTTGCGCTTCATATCTTTTTTTAAGCGCGTTTAGTTTGTCTGATTGCATCTTTTCCTTTCTTTGCTATTTGTACAACTTTATTCTTACCCATAACTTTTGCTCTTTGCTCCATTACAGTTAAGATCTGTATTTTTCTTGCAAAAGGTTTGTTTATTTTTTTAACTTTTGCAACAGTTGCTCTGGCATCTGCAGGCGTTGCAAATTTTATTTTAACTGTATCTCTAGGATTCTCATCTGTATACAATCTTCTATCTGAACCTTTTGGTTTTTTACCAGTGCCTACTTTAGGATCTGCCACGTTTCATCTCCTTAATATGCTTTTTAATAATTTTAGATTGTTTCTTGTGTAGCTTAGAAGCCTTATTTAAAGCCTTAGCTACTTTTTTTAGTTTTTTTACCATTGATAACTCCCTTTAACATTTTAGCTTGACCAGCGTGTAGTTTAGAGGCTTTGTTCAAACCTTTAATTACTTTTTTAATTGTTCTTTTTTTCTTTAACATTTCCATCTCCTTCTTGCCTGACGTAGACGTGAGTTTGGATCTTTCGCTGCTTTAGGGAATTTTTTCATTTGTCCTAGTGATCTAGCGCAGTATGACTTTCTGCGATTAGCAGCTTTTGATCCAGGCTTCACTTTTCCTGTCACGGCTGTTTTTAGTTTAGAACCGGGATTTAATCTTCTATAGGCTTTGACACCGGCTTGAGTCATACCTGCTCCAGACTTTGTAGGTCTAAAGTTCTTTTTGTTTCTCGCTGGCATAGTACCTTTTGAGTAATAGCTTCTCACTACACCATACCTTTATAATATTTTTGATAGCTTTTATTGCCAACTTTTACACCACCTAAATCACCTTTGATATGTGTGCCCGTATAATTTCTTTGAGCTTCTCTAACCATAGCCATACCGCCATCCTCTGCTTTCTTTCTTGATGTAAATGTTTTTACGTTAGTTGGTTTAGGTCCCACATTGGCAGCTGCCCGTTTCCTGGCAACGGCAGATCTTCTCTGACCCTCTGACATTCTTCTCGCTTTCGCTAGAGGCACGCATTTTGGATACTTCCGTTTCGCGTCCGCTTTCTGTTTTGAACGGCCACACTTTGAGAAAGAACCATCTTTTCGCTTGCTCCCAATATCTACCCATTTTTGTTTGAACCATTTGTCTAAACCGTTCTTTGCCATTTTATTTATTTGGTCTTCGTGCCTTGCCAAATCCTTTTACTTGTATACAGCCACCGTCTTTAAGACCTTGTCTTTTTAATCTTGCAGTAGCTTCCATAAGACCACCCTCTGCTTTTTTACCTCTGAAGTCTTTTCTTTTTACACCAGAAGGATCTTTAATTTTTCCTGCACATATTTTAGATGCGTAGGCATTTGCATATGCGCTTGGGTACACGGCGAATTTTCTTTTCGCTGCTGCTTTACCTCTAGGACAAAGTTTAGTCATAATTAAGCCTTTGCTGTTTGTTTAGCTCGTTTAAAATTAGCTGCTGTAGGTGCACCTTTTGCACCTTTTTTTCTCATTTTACCTCCACGCTTTCTTTTAGCGTGAATGTTTGCATACAGACCTTTACCAGCCATTATTTTTTCTTCTTCATTTTGGCTTTTTTCTTTTTAGCCATTACGAATTTTTTAAGTTGTGGTGGTATAGAACCTTTTTTCATAGCTTCTCTTTTTTTCATCATCATCATAGAGCCGCCACCCATTTTTTTAACTCTGCCACCCATCTTCATTTTACCAACACCGTCAGCAGCATAAAAAGGAACTTTCTCACCTTTTTTATTAGTCACCATTTTTAATTTAGTGCCTTTTTTGAGCATAGTTCTTTTTTTCATCATACCGCCGCCCATTTTCATATTTCTTTTACCGTAATCGTTTCTCATTATTTTTTTCCTCCGTTTCTAAATATTTGTGTACCCTTTATACCAAAAATACTGGCAACTACAAGCACCCATAAATTGGTAAACCATTTTGGAAGCTCGTGAAAGTATTCGAAGAACAACTTTACCTTCTCCATAGCAGTCGGATCGTCCGACATAACTGCCCACATTAACACCACGATAGGGGCCGAAATTATAACGAGGACAAATTCATCTTTATAATCGTTTTGACGGGCCTCTAAGAGTTTGCCCTGGTAAGATTCTTCTCCTCGGGCCATCTTTTCTGCGTGCATTAACTGTGCATCAGACATAGCCATCTTAGTTTTTTGTCTATTTGAATATATTTTAGCTCCTGCTTGCATTGCTATCTTTGCTAAACTAAACCACGCCATAAATTACTCCTTTTTTAACTCGTTTTGTAAGATTGTTTTCTCAATAGACGTATCAGCACGTAAATTTGCTAGTTTTTCGTTTTGTTCAAGCTTTTCTTCTTGCGTATCTTTGTTTAACATAGCTCTCATACGGTCAAGATTGATTCTTTCTTCACCTTCTTGTCTTTTTCTAGTATTTTCTTGTGCTTGTAGGTCTAATTCTCTTGCTCTAAGCATTGCAATCGGGTCATTTCCAAATTTAGAAGTAATTCTTGTTTCTTCTTTCATATATTCTTCTGTCATCTCCGATATTAACACTGCTTTTCTACTTTCAATTCGTTGTTGAAGTGCCATTACTTCTGCTTGCATCTGTGGATTTGTCATAGATTGTTGCATCATCATTGCTAATCTAGGTAATTCTTCTCTAAATTCTAATTCTATCTGTTCTTGTGCCATTAAACTTATATGTTCAAGTATATTTTTTTGTATTGCAGCACCAACCATAGGTGCATTTCTTACCATATTGGTTTGTAAAAAATTTAAATGCGCTGTGATGTGTGCTTGATGGTCTTGACCAGGAAAGGCTTGAAACGGTTTACCACCTAGCGCATCAATATGTTCTAATGCTGGATCTTTTGGTGTTGGTGGTAATGGTTTTTTTAAAATTAAATCAATATCTTTCACACCTAACGCTTCATACATATTTCTATACACTTCGTATTGATTATGAATGGCTGGATTAGAGGCAGCCAGTTGCATTTCTGTCTGTGCGAGGGAGATCCTTTGTGTCTGAGAAAAGATATTAGGATCTGCAACTGGCAATATATCTACTCTGTCATCGAAGTCTAATTGTTTTACCTGCCTCTGGCCTCCGACAACATCATAGGGGTAGATTGGAGGTAGATATAATTTGAAAACTCTTGATAATAAACTAAATTCTTTTTTCATTGAAGCATACAATCTTTTATGTATGGCAGACATTGTTCTGCTTCCTCTTTCCAGCATAGCTACTGTCGTACCCACAGCTGCTGATTGATTACCCTCACCTACCTGCAAGTCTGCTATTGAAGCGAATCTTTGACCTGCTTGTACTACGACGCCCATAAGTGCTAATAAAGTTTGCGATGGTTCTTTAAAAGGTAAAGTCATAAATGCATCTCTTAAATTTCCACCAGGAGCATCTACATCTCTAAATTCTCCAGGTTGAATTGACTGTGACTCATCTCTCATTTTGATACCACGCATTTTAAATCCTGCAGGTAAATTAGATAATGTCCCTGCGTCTAGTAGTGATCTTAGTGCTGATGTTGCAGTTCTAGATAATCCACCTATCATATGGATTAAACCAAAACCATAAAAACCAAGACCGGGTAAAAATTTAAAGTGAACAAAGTAACTAATTTTACTTTTAGTTATGTCACCGATTTCGTAGTTTCTTCTTATTGATAATACTTCTTTTGATGATTCTTCTATGGTTACAATGTATGGAAGTTTAATTCCTGTCGGTGTCCCATCAGCATTGGCATCGTTAAAACCATCAATGTCTAAATTAACGTGACACTCTAATAAAGTATACATCTTTTGATCTTTACCTTTTCTTGTGCCGTCAAGTTCTCTTTCTTTTTTATCTGTTTCAGACTCATTCATATAAGCAGGATTTAATTCTATATCTCGATAAAAACCACCCACTTGTTGTTTTCTTAATTCGTTTTCAGAAATTTTTATTGTGTGTATGATTGCATCTGCATCTTCTAATGATGTTGCTGTGTAAGGCACTACTAAATCATCTGCCGGTACAAATTTAGAAACAGCTCTACCCATAACAGAATCATAATAAACTTTTTTAAATGCAGATCCTGATAATGGTAAATAAAATAACATTTGATCAAACTCAGCTTCGTATTCTTTCATCTCTGACATAATCGTATAATTCATAAAATCTTTTACACGTAATGCTTGTTGTTCTTTATCTGGTGTTGGCATTCCAATAATCTGTGTTCTAACTGGACCACCTGATGGTAATAATTCTTTGTAAGCTAAAGATTGAAATTGTGTAACGGCTTCTGCTAATACGGGGTGTGTTGCACCTGATGCACCTTTAAAGGGTTCTGTTTTACTTTCGTATTTAAATCCCAATAAATCTAAACCTTGTGTATAAGATCTCTCCCAATCTTTTCTAGAAGATTTATAATCTTCATAGTTTGCAGCTAACTCTTGACCAATAGGGTCAAGAACATCATCAGGTAATAATTCTGCTAAATTTGCAAAATGATCTTTACCTTGTTCCATATTAACTTTTGATGGATCAAAATTTATATCAACACTGCCATCTTGATTCTCTTGTACTTCAACGGGTGCTTGTGGTTTTTTTTCTGTTTGTTCTAATTCTACTTTTAGACCCTCTTCATTGGGTATCGTAATAGTTTGCTCAACGTTTGGAAGAGCTTTGTCTACGTCTGCCATTTGTTTTCTCCAATCGGACCACTGTAACCTTTTTAGGTGGAAGATTCAACCCTTGCGGATTAGGTCCTCTTTTAGGTGGTGCGCCTGTTGTTAGTTTAGTTTGTTTTATCATATAATTTCATCTTCGTCATCAAAAGGTAATAGTCTGTCTAGGCCAAAAGGTAAAGATCTAGTTTCCGTTGTTTCTTCTTGAAACTCAGGTTGAATACTTGTAGTTGCCTCTGGCACATCTGTGTAATCTGGTATTTCAAGCTCTCCTCTTTTTAACTGATTTTGTTGTCTTTGTTGATAATCTGCAGCTCGTTCTGCTCTTTGTAAATCTAGACCTGCATCAAATGCGTTAGCTAAAAATATTGCTTGTTTTTCTTTTTCTGTTAATTGACCCACAGCATCTTCAGGAGCTGTTTTTAAGTTTTTTCTTTTTTGCAAGGCAGAAGAGTAATCAGAGCCGAAACCTGCATCAGCTATGTATTTTCTTTTTTGCACTGAGTCTTTTATTGGTGTTCCAAAACCAAACGTTGCAACGTTAAGTGCCATCTCTGATGGTGTTAATCCTGCATACGTATCAAGAACAACAGATGGTCCTGCAAAACCTAATTCACCAAGAGCTATTTTACCTGCACTACTAAACAAGTTTCTAGCGGCAGGAGATCTTGTAATTTCCTCACCTGCAGCTTTAACCGCAAGCGCTGGATCTAAATTAGCTCCAGCTCTCTTCATAAGTTCCTTCATTGCTCTAGGCTGTTCTTCAAAAACATCTGGAGCAACTCTTTTAGTCATATCTACTAATGTCTCTCTAGTGCCATAAGGCGTATTTTTTAATCTTACTTCTAATGTTTCTGGAACAGCGTCTAAATATTTTTTAATAACTTTTTTCTTATCAGATAAATTTTTTGCAACTTTAAAATCTGTATCAAATACTCTTCTTAAAGCATTTTCTTTCATATTATCACTAGCAGTTGCAAATTGCACATTAAACGCATTCTGTCCTCTGCCTGCAGTGTGATGAATGTGAAAAGGTGAAAATACATTTCTTTTAGTGGCACTTGTAGGATCGTATGTTTTATTTAATTTTTTATTAAATTTATCTCTTAAATCAGGGTTTTCTTGAATGAAACGTTTTTTCTCATATTCTTTTAAAGTTGATTTAGAATCTGTGCCATATAATTTTTTATTATCGTCAATATGTTTTAGT